AAGTAAGGAAATATGACATTTTAACATTTTAACAGCTTCTCAGCAAGTTGCGGTTTTGCCGCAACCATTCTCACACCCTCGCATCGACGAACGACGGACTTTTCTTCACCAGGCTGCCATACTTCGTCCACATCAACTTGTCCACGGTGTCGCCGAAGTGGGTGGCCTCCAATGGCGAGATGCTCTTGTTCCTCTCGCTCTTCTTGTTCTTCGCAAACCTCCCGGTGGCGGGGTCGGTGATGACCTGCGTGTTGTTCATGCTGATGAGCGTGTACTTGCACTTGTCACCATTGATGCGCACGTGAGGGAAGCGCATGTCGGTCTCGGCAAGGAGATACATCCACAGCAGGTACTTGTCATGTTGGGGAGGTTCCATGCCTCCGTGCACCTTCTGCTCCACCTTCCATCCATTCCGTTTCATCCTGTCGATGAAGAGCTCGTTGTAACTCTTCTTGGAGTTGGCATGCACCACGTCACCATAGCGGTCGCGGAAGAGCACCACGGTCTTGTTGACATGGTGCTCGTAGTACCGGCAGAACTTGTCGGCAAGGGAGTTGACAAGCGTGTCTTCTTCATCACTTCTCAGCACATAGAACTCGTTGATGATGCACTGTGTGGGGAAGAGCGACACTTCCTTGGTCACGAAGTCGTAGTTCCTCGGCTGCTGCACGGTGAGGAAGCTGGCTGCACTTCCCCAGTCGGGAGCCACCTCTATCGGCTGTGATGGGTCGCAGTCCAGGTCCATCCGGCAGTCACCGTCCTGAGGCATCCGCTGCAAGTTCCACTCGTTGTTCTCCGCGAAGTCGCGGATGAAGCGGTCGTTGGTGGCGTTGTAATAGATATGCCGCTCATCCAACTTGTAGTAGCAGTCCTCGATGCGGTCAACCATGTAGTTGAGTATCTCTATCATGAACGACAACTTGTCCATCACCTTGAACTGGTTCATGATGTACGACAGCCCCACGTTGGCGATGTTGTCGAAGATGCTGCCCAACATGAAGAGCACCTTGTCTTTCGACACGAAAGGCGTGATGGTGCGGCGTAGCCTGACGCACTCATTCCAAATGTCCTTGAAGCGGTTCTTGTCATCGGCCAACTTCGCCTCAATCATCTGCATCTGGAGATTGACTATCTTGTTCCAAACCTCGAAGAGCCTCACGCCGCGCTCTTCCTCGTAATACTTGGCTGGTTCCAACAGCCACTTTTGCTGAGGGGTGTAGGGCATGGAGGAGAGGAAGAGGTTGCCGTGGTGCTTCAACACGGGGTGCTCGGACTTCTTACCGAAGATGAACTCGTTGCCTCGGTTCGTCGGTGCGCTCTCCTTGTCGAATTTCTCCTTGTCGATGGTCAACGCCTCGTCGGTGATGTTGAAATCGACCGACGGGCCACGGCTGTTGCCCGCCTGTGTGAGGATGTAGAGCACGTGGCCGTTGGCGAAGGTGATGCAGTTGTCGAAACTCAATATGTGCTCGTGCGGCCTTAGGAAACTTGGCGGCGGCTTCTGGCACACCACATAGTCGCCGGTGTGCGTGTTGTAGTCGTAGGGCTTGTAGTTGAGGTTCGACAGCATCTTGAAGGTGGAAGGCAGCGTCTTGGTCAGTGCCTGGCCGATGGTGGCTTGCGTGAGCGATGTCACGCCCCTCGGCATCAGCCTCACGTTTTCGTCCACCTCGGCGGCGGCGATGTAACTCTTGCCGGTGCCACGGCTGAAGATGGCATACTTCTGCTTGGCGGGCAGAAGCATGAATGCCATCTGAGCAGGGTTCACGTCCACCTGCTCCTTCCAATATCCCTTCGCCTTTGTCATTTCATGATGGGATAACGCTCGAAGATGATGTAATACTTCCCTTCTTGCCGTCTCGGCGTTGGCCATTGGTTGACCGCATCGCACAGCGGCTTCACGTCATCGGGTGTGAAGGTCTTCGACAGGGTGCAAATCACCTTGTCCTTGCTCACCGACACAAGGTCTATCTTGGCGTGGTCCACCAAGAAGTTGATGAGCTTGTGGTTTCTCAATATTCTTGTTTTTGCCATCTCATTCATTTTTTTAAACCCCGCGGGCCTCACGGCAGACGGGGTGGGAAAAACCTAAAAAAAACATGATGTTACATTCTAATACTATCAAAACCTAAATACTATGAGTCAAAGATTTCTTCCACTTCGGCATCCTCGATGGGAGTTGCCAAGGAATCCATAAAGGTCTTCAAGGCATCGGGGTCGAGCTCCCTCACCTTCTCTAAAGGCATGTTGAACTGCTGCCCACCGGCATTGACGGTGAGGACGAACATGTTGGCCTGCATCCTCGTGGGGTCTTCCTCGCTCGACGGGTGCAGTTTCTCCACCATCCCCTGCAACACCTTCTTCGCCTTGTTCCACTCCTTCAGGTCGCCAGCCACCTGGCAGCGGCGCACCAATTCTATCTGGTCCTTTATCATCCACATTGCCGTTGCCTCGTAGTCGAAGGTGTGCTGCGTCTTGAAGACCTGCTTGGCAAGGTCGATGTCTCTGAGGGCGGTCTTCATCGAGATGTTGTACTTCGACATCAGGATGGCGGCCACCCTCCGCTCGTTGGGGTAGGTGTCCCACAAGCGGGAGGCTTGGATGACACGACGTTTCTCCTGCTCGTATTTCGCGGGCAGTGGCGAGCCGTCGGGGTCGATGATGGCGGCAAGGATGCTGTCTGCATCAAGGTCGGCAAGTGACTTCCTGTTTGCCATTGCTGTCAGTTAAGCGGTTTCTCATTTTCTGTTCTCCGTTCTCCGTAAGTGACGGCTCTGCCGTCGCCTATCCAAAGCGGGCCAACGCCTTGTCGATATTATATAGTTTGTCCTTCAAAAGTTCCACCTGCACCTCCAGTTTCGTCCTTGCAGGGCAGAACGGCATCGGGTTCTCCTTCTCTTCCACCTTGGTGCTCTGGTATAGCAACTGGTTCTGCTTCCTCACAAGGGAGGTGCGCGTGCTGTGCTTCCGCGTCCTCAACTGCTCCTTCGTCATTTTTGAGTAGTCCTCGCCCTTGTTCTTCAGCGAAGAATTGCTGTCATCCACCTTCTCGGGCTCCGGGCGCACGTTGTTCTCGCCCATCGGGCCGATGGCATCCACCTCCTCCTTGGTGGGGATGGTGCCTTGTCGGTCGTATGCCTTCTTCAGCGGATAGAGCCTGTCCATGTAGTCCGACAGGGCATCGATCTGGTCTGACAGTTGCTTGCGACGCTCACACGAGGCAGCGTCGTTGCCCTCTCCCACGGCACGGAGATGGCGGTGGGTGACAGCCCTCAACTTGTAAGCCTTGGCATACCACCTCACCACGGTGCGCACCGTCTCCGGGAATGCCTTGAACTTCTCGGTGTCGCCGTCCTCCTCTGCGGCGGCCTTGTCCTCTGAAGGTGGCTGGTGGGTGCCGCTGTCCATCACCTCCACCTCGGGAGGCAGGATGTCGGCATACTTGGGGTTCGTTGGGTTGCGATACACATTGCAGCCGTCACGCAACGCCTTGTCGAGGGTGGCCATCAGCACGGGGTTGCCCTGGTGCATCGACAGGCGGCGGTGGAGCAGCGGCTTGAAGCCCATCCTTCCAAGGATGGCAACGCCGTCGGTGTAGGAACGCCGGGAGATGTCGCGGTTGAGCCACTTCACCGCTTCGGCCCTCGCCTTGAAATAGTCATCGTTGAAATCCATATCGTGCGGTTTTGGTCGCAAAAGTAAGAAAAAACACACTCTATGGCGTGAGACACGAAAACGCCCCGCAACCATGGCGGTCACGGGGCGTGTCAAGGATTATATGACAGCAGAAAAGAGGTCTGGGATGGTGTCAAGAAGATGCTATCTCCAACAGGTCCTCTACATCCCCTTCGTACACCTTGGCCTTAGGCGAGACATACTCGAAGGTGATGGACACCTGATTGCTGTCGGTTGCAGCGGAACCGGTGACAGCACCATCTCCGGCAGCAAGCATGGCTCCCCTGCGGGCATCGCCCATCAGGTAGTAGGTGCCGTTACTGTCCTGAACGATGAAGAACATCTTGCGGTTCTTCACAGCATTGAGGAAGCCAAGGACCAACTTGCGGATGCGCTTGTTGACGATGGTGAGTGTGTAGAGGTATGAGATGCTTCCCTTCTCACCCTGCGGGGCGATGGAGAATGAACCCATCTCGTCGGTGAAATCGAAACAGAAGGCGCGTTTTCCGTCGGCCATCACCAAGTCGCCGCCCAACGCTCCAGCCTGTTCCATGGTTGGAGCTGCATTGGTGGCTGTCTGGCTGGCAGAGCCACCACTTCCGGTGGATGTGGTGGAGTTCTCAGATGGCCATACGTCAACGTCGCCGTGATAGCCGAAAATGACGCGGGGGACGATGCCGCCCATGTTGTCCTGTTCGGCGCATGCCATCGACTGCTCGTCAATGTCCAATAGTGTGATACATGCCATGGTCGTGTCGTTTTAGATGGTGTAGGCGTAGTAGGTAGTTCCACTCTGCGGGGTGGTGTCGGTGGTCAGCACGTAGTCGTTGCCGCTCTTCACATACCAGCCTTCGTTCTTCGGGTTCTTGCCGGTGGTGGTGGTGACGGCGATGTAGTCGGGGGCGAGACGGCGGTCGTTCACGCAGAACTCGCTCTTGTGGATGGAGGCGAACTGTGTGCCGAAGACGTACTTGCCAGCCATCGTGAACCAATAGGGATTGCCGCTGTTGAAGGGCTTCACGGTCTTCAGGTCGCTCTCCTTGTCGAAACCGTAGCACATGTTCTGCTGTGTGGTGAGGAGAACGAACTGGCTGTCCTGAGGCAGACCATAGACGCGAACAATCTCGCACTTCTTGTTGGTGCCACGGAGGTAGAGGGGATGGCCTTCCTCGTCGCCAACTCCGGCAACAAAGGTGTACTTGGCCTCGTACCAGTCGGTGTACATGTCCACCAAGTCGGCCGACATGTAAATCTTGCTGGCCTTGCGGCGGAAGGTCTCAGGACGGCTGCGCCACATGGCAAGCAGCTGGTCGCCGATGTTCTGGGCGGTCATCACGCCGGTGGCGAACATGTTGCCGATGGCGGTGCTGATGGTCGGCGTGGCGGCGGTGATTTCCTTCCACGCGATGGTGCCCCATCCGTCGAAGGCATACTTGATGTCGCTGTTGGCACTGCCGGAAATCTGCGTGCTGTCATACTCTGCGGTGAAGAGCACGTTCAGCAGATCCTGGGAAGCGAGCTGCAACACGTGGGCGATGAGCCACACCTCGAAGGGATGGCCGCCGTCGTACAGGCCGCCTCTCACCTCGGTGATGTAGGTGCGGCGGTAACGCTCGGGTTCGTCGGCTTCCTCAATCTTGATGGGACGGACGGTGAGGGTGCGGGGCACCACCTTGCCGTTGGCTGTGCGACCGATGAAGACACCGTTGTACATGGAAGAGACGGCTCCACCTTCCACACGCCCAAGGGTGATTGAATCGGTGACACCGGGGATGCCGTAGGCGTGCTTCAGCACCTCGCCGGCATCGAGCATGTCGATGGCCACAAGCAGGTCTTGGTGCTGCTTCACGGCACCAATGACTGCCTGGATGTCGATGGGTGCAGTCAAGTCCATGCTGGTCTGAGTGGCCAGAGGGGCTTGAACTGCGTTGGTTGTTTTCTGTGGGTCCATAAATGAAAATGATTATGAGATGATGATGAGATGAAAAAACTACTGTCTGCGGTATTGCGCCACGAGGCTGTTCACTCCGTCGAGCACCACGTCCTCCGCATGGCCGTCACCGGCATTCGAGGCGTGTGTCTCCGTGGAGCAGCCAGCAGCGTTGGAGAGAGCGTCCTTGATGGCGGCCACCTTGCCCTCCACCGTGTCGATGGCTGCAACGGCCTCAGAGATGCCGTCGATGGCGGCAAGGGCGTTGGAGAGGTTGGTCACGGCGGTGTCGCGCTCCGTGGTGATGGTGTCACGCTCGTTGGTGACGGCATTCACCTGTGCCACGAGGTCTGCCAACCGCTGCTCGATGGCTCCCATCTGTGCGGCGTTGAGGGCAAGGAGGCCACCACGCTCTTGCAGTGATTCTACATTGAGGATGGCGTTGATGAGCGTGAAGCTGCCGTTCTCGTTGGCTGGTTCCGGCTCCACCATGGCCACGCTGCCGCCGAAAATCTCAGTCAGGGCATCACGAAGACGCTGCACCACGCTGCGGCGTTCCTCCACAGGTGCGCCAGCCTCGTTTGCGGCCACCTGAGGCTCTTCCGTCACCTCTGCACCGTTCTCCGTAAGCTGCGGTTTTGCCGCAGCAAAAAACCCTTCCGGCAGCTCGGGAAGGCTCTTCATCGCGTTCACCACGTGGCAACGGGCGGCAAGGTTGGTGAGGGCGTGTTCCTCGCTCACCTCGTCCACAAGCCCAAGGTCAAGGGCTTCGGATGGGAGCATCCACCGCTCCTCACGCATCAGCTTCAAGGCTGCCTTCATGTCCATTTTGCCGTTGCTGTGCTTCACGTACTTCTGGGCGATGATGAGGTCGATGGCCTCGTTGCTCTTCTTCTCGCTCTTCAGTTTATCTATGAGAGCGTCAAGTTCGTCGGCGTTCATCATCCCCCATGCGTCAACGTATGAGGAGCACTTGTGGATGAGGAAGGCGCAGTCATCATTGATGACCACCTTGTCACAACCGTAAACGAGCCACGTGGCGGCACTGGCGCAGAACCCGACGATGTGGGCGGTGATGTTGCCGCGCTCCTTCAGCATGTTGCTGATGGAGATGGCTTCCATCACGTCGCCGCCAAGGCTGTCAACCTCCAACACCACTTGCTCACCCTCCGGGGCTTGGGAGAGTTCGTATGCGAGACAGTTCCTGGCGTATCCCCAGCTGTCTATCTCGCCTTGTAGTCGTATCTTGTGCATGTTGTAAAAAAATGGTTTTCTGCAAAGGTAATCATATCGGGCGCGGTATGTAAGGACACGCCACGCCCGAAAATAGGCTGTCACAATGGTTTTTCAGTCGATGAAGAGCTCGTCCAAGGTGGTGGCCAAGATGCGGGAGGGGTGGCCCAACTTGCCGGTGAAGGTGTAGGACACTTGGTTGCGCTCGGAGGATGCAACGCCGCTGACTGTCTCTGTGGCAAAGGTGAGCTGCACGTCGGCATCGCCACAAAGACGGAGGTTTCCCAACCCGTCCTCGCACAGCACAAGCCACTCGCCTCTCTCCAGGGCCTCGATGTCGATGGCGTTGTCAACGCCCGGTGAGGGGATGACACCGCTCACTACGGGTTGCCAATAGTCGCCGTTATCATCACGATCGTGCTGCTCATCGAATGAGCATGCCTCGCCGCCGTCGGTGGGGAGGGCAAGCACTCCGTCGGTGGAGGAGAGGGTGATGGTGTATCGCCCGGTGGCGTAGTCCATTTCTATGTCTCCAAAACAGGAGAGGGGGATGGCATAGACGGCATTCAAGCCGCCCATGCGGTCGGTGGTGGTCTCTATCCTTTTCATTCTCTATGTGTGTATTGATTGTAAGCCTTTGCGCTGATTGTCCCCGTTTCGGACAATGTGCGCCAAATATTTTGCTCAATTTTTTGCAGAAAAATGTCCATCGCGTCGGGAGCGAATGACAAATGACGCTGCAAGTCCTTCCTGATGCTGTCGGTGTCCCAGTCCCATTCTGAGATGCCGGTGCGGTCGCGGAAGCGGCGAACACAGTCCATCAGCGGAAGGCCGGTGACACGAAGGGTGCCGACATACATGTAGAGCATCTGCTTCACACGACGCTCCAGGAGGGTGTTCAACTTCACCGTGTCGGTGAGCGTCAGCATCCAGCCGTAGCGGCTGAACTGGTCGTAGGTGATTTCTATCGACACTTGGTCTCTATACCTCGTGCCCTTCACCCTGCTGTCATATCGCTCCTCGCCTTTCCTCAGGAGGGAGAGGAAATAGTCGTGCAGCGGCTTGTCTTCCGCAAAGTTCACGATTTCGGCCCAATCTTCATCGGGACGGTTGTAGTTGGCCAAGAGGTAGGCCTTCACATAACTCTTGCAGGGGATAATCACCCTGAAGCGTTCTTTCTTGTTTTTCTTCTTCATAATCATTTATTTTGTCAAAGTTAGTTTTTTCGCGTTTTTTTCAAATGGACATATATTGTGGTAGGGGTGTGTATTTGCATTTCAAACCCAACAACCCAACATTAAAATTTGTGAAAATTGTTAAAACATAATGGTGGTGCGGTTTTTCCACATTTTTCACTCCTGTTGGGAGTGTTGGGTTTCCGTTGGGTTTGTTGGGAAACACCCCGAAACACGTTGGTTTTTGTTGGGTTTCGCATTTTGAAACCCAACATTTACACATTTTAACGTTTTGCCAAATTTCGAATTTAACATTCAAAACCCAACAAAACGGGGCAAAACCCAACATAAACCCAACACAAACCCAACATTTCCCAACAAACCCAACAAACCTAACATCATTTAATAAATGTTTGAATTTCAGTAATATGGATTTAAAGCAAAGACCTTCCTCCATATTTTTTTCATCAAAATGTTGGGTTGTTGGGTTGTTGGGTTTCATTTTCGCTGAAATTTGAGTTTTTTGAAACTCGCCACGGCCTGTCTGCCGCCGCACCCCGAAAAAAGCAAAAGGAGCGACCATGGTGGCCGCTCCAAACAAAAGTACCAAATCTTTACAAGTGGTCATTTCTCTTCTCCCTTCTTTGTTTCTTCATACGCCTTTCCACAGAATGGGCAGAACTTAGGCCAAAGAAATACTTCCTCCCATTTGCTTACGTAACTGCCGTCTTTCTTTTGCTTGTGGTAAAGACCTGTGACAATAACACGGTCTGAAAAGATTTCAACGTTTACTCTTGCCGTCTCATTGAACTTTTCCTTCAGTTTTTCGTTCCAGTTCTTAATACAATCACATGCCATCGTTCATTCCTCCGTTATTGTCTATCAGCTCATTCCATTCTCCGTGAGTTATCTCCGTGTACATTCCTGCACAATTTTTTTTGATGTCATTGTAGTTGCCATCATCGAAAACCATATATATTGCATTTTCGTAGATGAAACCTATCGGAATTGTGAACGGTTGCCCATATACTGGTGTCGTGGTTTTGAATATCTCGAAAAATCCAAGGCGATTAAAACGATGCCCTCTTGCCTTCAGGATGCGTTCTTGCATTTCCTTTCCTGCCTTCGTGCGCTTGTTTGGCGCATAATAGCCCGGCCAGTCTTTTACTTCTTTCCAAGTTTTGCTGTCGATGTCGCCTTCAAATTTCCATCCTACAACATTGTCGTAAATATACCATGGTGAGCGTTGTGTCAGAATGTTGTGATTAAACTCCGGCAAATTATCTACTTGCCATTTTTTGAAATCTTCATTTCTTTGCTCCTCCTTTGTGAGTATGTCGAATAATTCAGCATACATTAGAGAGTCTTGATTTATTTTCAAATACATAGTCTGTTTGATTATCAGTTATTGTTGTTCTTTTATTATTTCATTGATTGCTTGTTTCACGAATGAGCATTTCCCGGACCTGCAAGGCTTGTATCTCCGTTGGCTGATATGCGGGCAGTCCGACGGGCATTGATAGACAATTCGGTCGATGGTGCCAACACCACATTCGCCATCCATGCGTAGGCTACACAGAGCCTCGCCCGATTCCGTCCGAAGATAGTGGGAGCAGAACCGGGCAAGGTGTAGCTCCAGCCTGTGCTGGTCAATCGTTATCGGCTTCGGCTTCTGCATAGCTCGCGTTGAATGCTTTCGTCACATTCTCCTTGTGCTCTTGCTCCATGTCCTCGCGCTCGTTCCAGATGTCGCCGTGCCACCCACGCCTTGCAAGTTCCTTCGCCAGTGCGAAGTCACTCATGTCTGCAAGCATTCGCTCTTCGCTGTAGTTCTCGGCCTTGAATTGCGCAATCTTGGTCTTCCATTTCCGCTCCACCTCGTTGCGGCGGGCGGCCAAGGCTTGTCGCTCGGCTTTCAGTCTCGACACCTCGCCCTCGTAGTGTGTGCGCTGCCTGTGAGCGTCGGCCACACGCTGCTTGATGTCCACTTGCCATGCTTCGATGGCTTCCAGTTCTCTGTTCATTCCTGCCTTCAACGCATTCAGTTGCGTCTCAAATTCTACTTGTTTCATAATCGTTTTTTAGTTTATGGGATTTCGATAATCTTATCCATCCAAACTTGGTATATATTTGTCCTGCTCATTTTACGGTTTTCCTTTCTGCTCAGAGCCCTAATCCTTCTTTTGATGCAATAGTCCGGGAAACCGTTGGCCAATTCGTCGAGATATACATTCACGGCCTGTGATGTGATGATTTCAGCCCTTGTCTTGCTAACACCGAACATCCATTGCCACCTTTTCTGCTCCTTTTTCTCTACCTCCTTCAGGTGATTGAGCAGCGGTTCGGTATCTCCCTTGTAGTATCTCTTCACCAGTCTGATGTTTGCCAGTACGTTGTCGAGCTTTCGGGCAGCCTTATTGGAGTGCCCATTTGCTTGTATAGCTTTCTCGATTGTGTCCTTTTTCTCCTTCACCACGAGACGGTTTTCCTTGTGGTCGAAGGTGATGCAGAACCCGTTAGGAATCGTGGTAAGCGGGATGTTGTTCGTGGCGCAATACATCAGCCGCCAGATTGTGGTGCCTACCGGCCTTCCATCGATCTGCACAACGAGTGTGCGGTATGCCGTTCGGTCAGTGAGGGCGTGGATTACTCCGTTCTTGCAGCTGTACGCTTTCTGTCCCTCACAATCTATGTAATACCCTGGTGCTCCAGGAACGGGAATTAGTTTCATTTCAAAAACGCTTCAACTGATACCAACTTCCCTTTCTTATCTCTCTTATGATTGCGGTAATGGAATTGACCAGGTCTGCTCTGTAACCATTCCCACATATTCTCCTTGTTGGCGCAGATGAAGTCTAATTCAGCCTGCATATACGCCCAGTCAGATTTTCTCACCCGCCTGTAAAGGTAGTCATCCCCCATCTTGATGGCGGCCGCCCTTGCACCATTGATGTATTCTGCCCATAGCAGCAGGTTTCGCTCTCTCGCTTTATCGTTGAGCCTGTATTTCTCCGCAATCTCAGGGAATTTCTCCTCAATGCCGCGGCGGATGAACTCAAAGGTATCGGACTTCCCCATTTTCCACAGCTGCGTGATGATGTAGAGTTCGGGTATCATGCTCTCGTATATGGTAATTTGTAATTGTGTCATGATTTTTGTTTAATAGATTTTCAACATCTTTTTGACTTCATTATAAAGCCGCACCAATAGGTCTATCTCATCATCGCTTTCTCGAATTTCGTTAACGATGGAAGATAATATTTCTCTCTCTCGCTTTGTCATGTTAGTAGCTTATTGGATGAATTAATGAGGGCTTGCATTTTTTCTGGTTCTTTCACAAAGTCCTTGATTTGCTCATTCAACTTGCAAACTGAAATAAGCAGGTCATAGAAAAACTTTGCATTCGGCTCGTTGTAATCTATCACAAAGCGTCCATTCATACTGTAACGTAAAAAGCTATTTACACTTGGGTCTTTGATGTTAGCTGCATTTAATATGAAGCTGTTCAGCATCTTGCCATACTCCCCAAGCCTTTCTTTCTCCTCATTGTCTTTCAACACCCAATAGAAAGTTTTCTCCTGTCCGGATCTGAACTTCAGCACTTGCTTTTTATATATGCGAGCATATATATGGAAACCAAAACTTTCACGACCATCATCTTCACCACTATACCATTTGCAGTACCCGTTTTTATCTTTTTCTTCTTTCTTGAGGTAGCAGCCATTTGGTACAGGAACACCTTCGGATATGGTGTAAGAACACGCCGTGCTAATTTTGTATATTATTACACATTTGTCCTCAATAATATCAGCCGCAACCGCATCTGCTACCAATTCCCGGAAGCTGCCAATCAGCTTGTCAAGCGATGTGTCGTAGAATGTTCCTAACTTATTAGTACGTCGATTGGCGGATTTAGACAAGTCCACGCCCATCTTCGTTAGCCTTTCTTTTTGCTCTTCGGTGAGTGTAAAGTAAAACTCCCCTCCTTTCGAAACGTTTATTTCAACCTCGAAAGATAGATTCTGAGTGTAGTCTATTTCATTGCGGACTACAATTTCGCGTTTTCCTAATTTTGGCATAATCATTATTTTCAAAACGGTTTCTCTTCCATGTTCACCGGTGCGTCGGTTGGCTTGTCGCGCAGCAGGTCGATGTCCATCATCGCCACCAGCCTCTCGTAGTCGAAGACGTGGCACCATTTCACCTTCGTCTCCGTCTTCATCGTCAGGATGGCCCCCTCCACCTCCCTGCCTTCGCGGTCGGTGCGTGAGGCATATTCCGGCTCCTGCCAGGTGAAGCGCACGCCGCTCTTCGTGCCGATGTACGCCGGGTTGGCCTTCAGGTAGGTGAGCAGCGTCTGCCGGCTGATGGGCTCGTCGCTCGCCTTGTCCTTCTTGTATAGGTCGTGGACGTTCTTCACGCAGAGGTACAGCAGCCGTGTTCCCGGCGGTATCGCCTTGTCGCCCTCCTCCAGTTTGATGATGCGCTCCTCGTATTTCTCGATGCGGAACTCTCGGCCATAAAGCAGTATCTTCCGGTCGAGCATGCTGTCCATCGAGGCGAAGAACGTGGACACCTTGTCGGTATGGCTGAGCAGTTCCACTTGAAACGCCACCTTCTCGACAGCCAGCTTCACAAACTCCTCGTAGGTGAACGGCAGCTTCAGCTGTGGGCAGCGATCCTCCAATATCTTGCAGATGGCGCAGAAGAACGACACAGTGTGCACGATGCGCGTCTGGTCGCCCGCACGTCCTCCGGAGATGACCATCCTCGACGTCAGTTCCGCCAGGCAACGTTTCCGGTAACTCACGAAAAGCTCCCTCACCACGGGCCTTATCTTCAATATCTCGCAAAGCAGGTACGACAGCCCCTCACGCTCATATCCCTTCAACTCCTCGAAAATCTCCGTGGCGTGTTTGTCGTTGGCGAAGTCGTGGCTCGGCACGTCGCAGAGGATGACACGGTTGGCCAGTGCGTTGTCATCGCGCTGTGGTGCTTCCTGCCCCATCAGCACGATGGAGGTGTTCACCTTCGTGCTCACGATGTCGTTGCCGGTGGCTGAGCGTCGCTTCTGCTTCGAGTTGCCGTCATACACCAACGCCTTCAAGCCTTGGAACTTCTCGTTCGAGATGTCCTTGTCGTTGTATTCGTCGAAGAGCCAGGGGATGTCTCTGTAACGCTCCAGGATCGAGAAGAACGCAGCCTCCGATATCTGGTTCAGGTTGGAGATGGGGACGCTCGGCTTCATCCACAGGCTCCTGATGCTCGTGGCCACCTGGCTCTTTCCCGATGATGTCTGCCCCATGAAGAAGAGGGCGGTGAACTTCCCCTCCTTGGGGTAGATTTCGCTTCGGAAGGCACTCATGATTGCGAACAATATCCCCCACTTGCCGTTGTCGTTGATTTTGTACACCTCGTCGAAAAGTTTCGCCCAATACGCGAAGGTGATGCGCTTCGGTGCCGGTGTCTCCTCGTAGAAGAGCCACTTGTCCTGTTCGTAGGGGTCATCGTCCATTCGGTCGTTGGTGTAGATTTCTGAGAAGGCAGGGCAGTAGAAAATCTGCTTGTTATAACTCACCAGCCCCAAGTTGTCGGTGAACCGTATCTCATACTCATTCTCCGTATGTGACGGCTCTGCCGTCGCCCGTTCCTTCGGGCATAGTATCGCGTTGCTCCACGCGAAGAACCCCTCACGCTGCTGCCCCAGCGTCTTCAGGCGGAATGCCTCCTTGAACCGCAGCGACATCCACGTCTCCACCGTCTCCCATTCGTTGCCCTTCGAGGTGGCGTTCTCCAAGTTGTAAGGTCCCTCCCTCTTCAAGGCGGACTTCAGCGAGAGCATTCCACCTGTAAACGTGTCGGTGGTCCACTCCACGTATTTCGGCTTGACTGGTGTGCCGTCGATGTGGCGGTTGATGCTGTACAACTTCACGATGCGCTTGTTCTCGTTGGGGTCCTTGTCGTAGATGTGAATCAATGGCTCCATGAAGAAGTCGCACACCCGGTGGTAACTCTCGCTGTCGCCGCTACGGAACATGTAGCACACCGGCTCATCCTTCTTGTTCAACCTCGGGTAGAAGTTGAACCGCCTGAGCATGTAGGCGTAGTCGGGGTTGGATGTCACATACTCCGGCACCGATGTGCTGCTGTCCTTGAAGTCGAACTCCTCCTCCGCTGCTTCGGTGGCGTAGGACTTGCCGGAGACGGCGGCGTGCTCGGCCACCACCACCTTCACGCTTTCCTTCAGCTCAGTGGCGGTGAGACCAAGCCCTTGCGCCCACTTGGCCATCGAGCGCACACGCTTTCGCGTGGGGGCGTAGGCTATCATATCGGCGCAGCGGTCGATGTAGGTGTCGCGCTCCAACTCGCTCACGTCGTTGTCACCATCCTCGCGCTCCAGCAGCGACGTGTAGAGACGCACGTACCACGAGATGAAGTCCTCGTCGCCAACGGCGGTGCCCACCACGATGTTGAAGCCAAGGCGGTAGAGGGCTTTCAGCAGCAGCACGTCGCCGCTCTCACGCTCCACGCCCACCTCCTCGTCGGGCATCATCATCCTGATGGCGTTGCTCAGCACACGGAGCTTCTGCAACTCGCTGTCGGCAGGTAAGCCGACGGCCATCACCACGGGCTTCTCGTCAAGGCCGTTGACGAACTGCTCCCAACTCGTCACGACCTCCAATGTGCCGTGATCATCGCCCATCAGCGACGTTGCCTCGTCCAAACCGGCCAATCTGGGGGTGGTGTCGCCCTGACTTTCCACCTTCACGCCGTTCTTCACCACGCGCCACTGCTGCTGCAAGGCATCTATGTCGATGCCGCCCGATTTCGCCACCTGACGCAGGTAGGCTTGCTGCAACACGCGGTCGCCAACGAGGGCGATGCAGCGCAGCACCTCCGTCACGCGCTCGCTCTTCACCACCACGTCATCGGCTCCCAAGCCAAGCACCGTGGGGTGGAGCATGTATTCAACGAAGGACAGCTCGTGGTTGCCAAGCCACACGCCAAGGTCGGTGTCGCCAAGGGCGTGGCACAGTTCGTCGGGGTCCTTGCCGCCGGGAAGCACCACGCACCTCACGTTCATTCCTTCGGCAAGCATCTCTGGGATGTGCTTCAAGGTGGCGGCCACTCCGGCCTTGTCGCCGTCGAGCATGAAGGTGATGTCGGTGGCCATCCGCTTCAATGTGCGTCGCTGGGCTTCAGTAAAAGCCGTGCCGCTGCCCGCCACCACGTTCCTCAGGCCGTGGTCGAAACAGGCGAGCACGTCAAACTGGCCCTCCACCACATAGACCTTGCCCGTGGCCTTGATGCTTGGCGTGGCTTGGAACAGCCCCCACAGGTTGTCTCCCTTGTGATACAGGGCGGTCTCGCCGGTGTTCACATACTTCACCTTGTTGTCACTGCTCATCGACCTGCCGGTGAAACCCACCACCTTGCCGTAGCGAACGAAGGGGAACATGATGCGGCCATAGAACTTGTCCTGATGCTCTCCCCACTTGTCGGACCAGCGCACAAGGTCGGCAGCCTGGAGGGTGTCCATCGCATAACTCACCCTCAGCGCGTCGGTCATCTCGCGGCGGTTGCCGCTGAGCCCCACACGGTAGGTCTCCAACGCCTCCTTGGTGTAGCCGCCGCGCCTGGCGAGCAGTTTCGACACCTCGCCGTCTGAAGACAGGTCGCTCTCCAGACGCTCCTCGAAATATCTCGTGGCTGCCTCCAGGGCGGTGCGCATGCGCTCCTCACGGTCAATGGCGGCTTTCTCCTCAGGGGTCAGGCTCTCCTCGCGTATCTCCACATTGTAACGACTGGCCAAGGAGCGACAGGCGGCGGCATACTCCATGCCGTGATACTCCATCATCCACGTGATGGCGTTGCCGGTCTTCCCGCAGCCGAAGCAGTGGTAGTGGCCGCTGCTGTGCTGCCCTTGCCGGTCCATGCCGGGCTGATAGACCACGAACGACGGGCCCTTCTCGCCGTGGAAGGGGCAACAAGCCACGTAGTGGCCGCCGCGCTTCATCAGGCGCACACCACTCTCCCCTATCAGTTTCTCGATGCCGCTTGCATCGACTGCATCCAATATTCGCTTCTTGTCATCGTTGCTAATCATATCTCTCCCTTTCTTCTCATTTTCTTGTACCAACCGTGCGCATGCTTCACAAGCACGTCTTTCACGTCATCCCACTCCCACCAGAACGGACCGCTCTTCGTCACGTGGGAGAACAGGTTGAAGCACTCCATGAACTGCTCCCTGTTCTCCTCGCACACCTTGTCGCGGATGGAGAAGGTCTCTCCGTCCTCCATCCGCGACAGATAGTCGGCCAGACGGGCGTAGTAGGTGTCAACGCTGGATGTCATAGCGGTATTCTCTCCACCAATCCACGCCGTCTGCCTCGGCACCGGTCGTGATGTCCATCTCTTGGATGCGCTCGTACTTGTCCGCCAGTTCGTCATCGCCAAGGGCGAGCGTCTCTGCATCGGGGTAGTTCACATAGGCACGGCCACTCCACAGCCACACCACAACGAAGGTGGTGCTGCGGGCGACACAGCGTGTCACGTGGCCTCCCTGCATCATGAAGCCAACAATGCGCAATTCGGGGATGCCAATGTCCATCACCTTGGATTCGAAATCTTTCAGTTTCATAGCTTATTTGCTTTTGGTTAGTTCTTCTTTCACACATTTCAGCACCTCGGCCATGCTCTTGGCGGCACGTTTCTGATTGCCCTTGGTGCTGAACATCTCATCGTAGTCTTGGATGTTGGTGACGGTGGAGCCGAAAAGGTTGTCCGGCGAAATCCACTGCTCCCTCAACTGATCCAAGCCGTTGATGATGTTGCGCTCCTCAATCTCGCTCAACTCGTAGGATGATGTCAAGGGCTCGGTGAGCGACAACGCCCGCTCCCATCGTTCGCACACCGGCGACAAGTCGAAACCTCCGAACAGGCGGCGAAGAAGTTTCTCCGGGATGCCGTTGCCGCCGGCACTGTCCTTGATGGCGTAGTTGTACAACTCAACGGCACAGCGCAGCGCGGCAGCAGCCGTCATCACCCAAGCCAGAGCGTCCGCACCGGGGATGTCGTGAGAGACAAGCGAGAGGCGATATTTGTTCCACAAACTTGTGATAAAAGGCTTCGTTCGCTCGTAGGCCACCGCACCGCTGTTCGTCCAGTAGTCGAAGTAGTCTGCATCGGTAGCGTCGGGGGCGAACCGCGCACGTTCCTTCGGGGGGAGGTTGTCAAGGTTGAAGAGAGCCATGCCGTTCTGTGGGAACAGAAGGTTGCGGCGGTATGCGTCCATCGCAAAGAAAGCAAGATGGTAGGCCCTCTTCACCTTGTGCTTGTAAGACGGATGCCTCTTGATTTGGTCGTGGGCGTGAAGCATCACCAGGTGGGCGGCAGAGTTGCCCACGCCTGTCACCACCTTCACCACACCGCTCGTAAGGCGAAGGGCTGTCTCCAACCCCTCACGCGTGGAGATTGGGTTGAGCTCGCTGCGTTTGATAATAACTTTGTTGGGTGTCATGGCTCGTTATTTTGATGTTCCTCCCACCACTTCTTCCTCGCTTCAAGCGTCTGCACGGCATTCTCTAACGTTCTGTTACCGTATTCCTCCAGCACGTCTTGGATGACGGAGAGTTGGGCGCAGATGCGGTAATAGTCTGATGGTGTCATGGTCTCAATGGCTCTATGTTGATGTAGTCCTGCAACCGCTCGTGCAGCGGCCTGGCGGGGAAGCCTTCCATGATGCGCCGCAGATCGTCTGCAACAGTGCTCGCGTACATCTCAACGGCCTCGATGGCACGTCTCTCATAAATGCCCTTGGAAAGGCAGAATTTTCTCGGGTTGTTCATACTAATAATTGTTTTCGTTCGCTCTCTTGTCGTTAGTCCTTAATCCCATACCGTGTTGTTGCTGATTTGCACCTGGTGAGCCTCCTGGGCGTATCTCACCGGGGATGATTTAGAGAATTGTGCGCACCAGAACCCGGAGGACACCGACAGGCGGCGACGCATGCACCATCCTGAAGCACGTTCGGGGCCGGTTTTGGTGCAGCTGTACGACTTGCACAATGCGCAGCAGTCTTTCATTTCGTGCCTCCTTTCTCGTATGGCCCTGTGTAGTGGACGCAGCAGTAGATGATGCCTGAAGGCAACTTCGTGTCTTGGTTGTAGAGGATGCCATTGTGCTGCTGCTTGTTGTTCTTCGACCGCTCGCACCCGCCACCCTTTCGGGTGCAGGTGGCGCAGTTCTTCTTGTTGGGCGGAAAGTCATCAAGTGTCATCATTGCTTCCATGGCTTGTCAGTTAATAGTTCGGGGTTGTCGTATTTGTTGCCATTGACACAATCCTGATTTGATACCATCGTACATATATTTTGCACCGGGCTGTAAATCCAGAAAGCACCATTCTCATATTTCACCTCGGCGAACTCCAGCTGAGCGTTATAGACGATATCGCCCTCGTAGATTTCCACGCCGTTGGGGTCTTTCAGCCCGGTGTACTGACCCACGGTGTCGGGGTCAACGTAGTCATATAGCCACCCGGATCCGGCTTCTTCCTCATCCTCAAAATCGTCATCGGCATAATAGTTGATGGCGGGCCTATCGTCGCCCTTGCAACCTTCTGCTGAGAACAGGTCGCCATATATCCACTTGCCGTCTTTGCGACGCTTGCCTCTGAACTTAATATCCCTCATCTTCTTCGTCCTCCCATAAGTTGATTCTTGGTGATAAGATTTCTGAGCCATCCTCGATGACGGGGCCGTCGATGATGGAGATGGTGCCATGGGTGGTGCTGTCGCTCAAAATCTGAGCGTCGGCAGGTATCAATTCACTGTTAGGTTTGATGTACTTTTTCATGTTTCTAAGTTATTATAAGTTTATTAAATTGCCACAAATAGCACGGAGGCAAGCAGCACAGCTATTGTTAGGTAGCATAGTGCAGACTTCATTTCTGTTTCCCTTGTCGCCTTGCCTTGGTGCATGGCGAACATGGAGAAAAACACGACGAGGAGGGCGATGATGCAATCTGCTATGGCCATGGTGTTCATCTCAGTAATGCAATGATGAGACCAATGGCGAACATGATGACGGTGGCGGCAAGGACTTGGCCCTCCGTCAGGCGGTCGGCACCCTTCGACACCAACCACACCAGCGGGTCTTGATATTCCTCTCTTCTCATAATATGTTCCCTCCGTCAACTAAGGCGATGAGCTTCTCACGGTCCCTCTTCGTCAGGTAGTAGTCTTTCTCCAGCTTGACGCGGATGTATTCACGATACCCAAGTATGGCCACGGCCAACTTCGCGTCATCATCGTCACACTGATGATGCTCCAGGTATTGCAAGCCGATTGATTTAATCTTGTTCCTCAGCGCGTCCACGTTGGCCTCCATCGTGTACACACGGTCGGCCAGGATGCCAACGAGGTTGCGCAACCCCTCCTCGCTCTTGTAGAGCTCGCAGAAGGTGTCCTTGTCCATGTCACCGGCTGCCAAGTAGATGGCATCGGCCTGAGCATACTCATTATCGGTCACGGGGTGGCCAATGCGCTCCTCAAATTCTTGCTTTGTCATAATGCTTGATTTTAATTAGATAATGCGGTTTCTCTCAATCAGACTGTCCAAGTCCTTAATACGGTAGAATATCACCGAACCAACCTTGTAGTGGCGAAGACGGCCCGCCTGACGCTGGTTCTGAAGGAAGCCGGGAGACACGCCCAGGTATGCCTGAGCCTCGCTGTTCGACATCCACTTCTTCTCTACCATCTCCACCTTAGTCTCCTTCATGTCCTTCGCTCTTTTCGGTGACACTCTCCTTGTACTTCCGCGCTCCGTCGTACAGGCCGGCGAGGCGCAACACGCTCTCCACGCCCTGCGCCGTCATGTTGTAACGCGACGCGAGGACGGCCATCACACGGGAAGGTGCTGCTCCACCGCGAACGGCGGCAGGGGCTTCACGCTCCCAGTCACTGCAGATCGATGCGTTGCGCTCCTGGCGCAGACGCTCGATGTCCTTAATGCTTTCATTTTCCATATCGTTCTGAGTTTTTGTCTTCCAATTTCTTCAACGCAATCCGCTGTGCTGTCACCATCGCTATCAAGTCCTCGATAACGTCGGCCATCTTCTCTACCAAGCCACACATGCTGTCGGTGCTCCTGAAGCTCATCAGGAACTCTCCCTCATCCATGTAGTCGCTCATCGTGGGGAGTACAAGTTCGGCGGTGAGGAACTCCTCTTCCCGCACCTTCCGCCCGATTAACCGCTCTAAACTCTTTTTTGTCATATTCCTTGATTTTTTAAAGTTTAATCAGTATATTTGCAAATGATTTGCAAATGATTTGAAAATACTTTGCAAAGGTATTGATAATTATCTATAATTGCAAGAATATTATGGATAATTTTCAATAAATCTACGCAAAATTTACGTAATTAAAATTGACAACAATGGAAACAACTGTAAAACAAAGACTTATAGAATATTTGAAATATAAGGGAATTGGCCAAAATCGCTTTGAGAAGAAAGCAGGTTTAGCTATTGGCTATATTTCTAAGTTAAGAATCGAACCATCGCCTACGAAATTAAGGAGCATTATCAATGCTGCACCAGACCTTAACAAAGACTGGTTGTTGACCGGCGAGGGTGAGATGTTGTTGCCAAAAGAAGGCAATGTGGCCACTGTGGAGGGTGACGGCACCGCCGTAGCCGGGAACTCCATCCACGTCGAGATACCCGATATCATCAGCAAGGCACTTGACGAAATTGCAGCCCAACGGATGCTAACAGAGAAATCTCAATCACAGGTTGACAAGTCTCAGGAACAACTCGACAAAGCCTACGAGCAGGTCAGCAAGGCACAAGAGCAGATAGACCGTCTCATCACCCTACTCGAAAAACAACATAAATAATATAACCAATAAAATCATTCAAAATGAAACTAAAAACAAAAATCCTCATCGGTATTCTCTATTATTTCGCTTTCTTTTTCATCATCGGCAGCATCATGGCCGGGAAGGAAGGTCTTCTTTCACTCCCTGTCGGTCTTGCTATCGGCTATTTTACATATCGGTATATGAAACGAAAACAGGCAGAAGCGGAAGAGTTGGAACTGGAACAAGAGCAAGAACAAGAACAGTTGGATCAAACTCCCGCATCCTCTCCATCAGAGCCTCGCCATCTTATCAAACTTGTCGCACCAGATGAAGATGAGAAAGAAGATGACGATGAAGAAGATGATGAATTTGAAGAAATGGAATACTCCATCAAGGGCATCAACTATGCCAACATTGACGATTCCTACCTTGGCGACCACGACGGCTACATCAAGGCCATCACCAACAACCCGAAAGACCCCTATGCCATTGGCGTGTTCATCGGGAAAAAGCGTGTTGGATGGCTCCCAGCTGGCAACAGGCAACTACACGAAGGGCTGCTCAGCATCGGAGGCAAGGCGAAGGTGCATGTCTTCATCTCGAAGAGTTATGATGACTACGACAACCATCAATTCTACTATGGCAAGGCTATAATTCCCAATGAATAACACCCATCATCGTCAACACATCGTCAACCATCCAATTTACATAATGTGCAAATCCTTGATACAAAGCACGTTGCAAAAGTCGGCTTTTACCTTCTAAGCAGTAGGTCTTGGGTTCGAGCCCCAACGGAATCACTAACCCTTACAGCGTTGATTTTCAGTCGTTTAAAGCGATTGAAGACAACGCTTAAGGGTTTTTAAGGCGACAAGAAAGTAAAAAATCTTTACAATATGCGCGTATATTGAACTTATGAAACAGTTAATCGTCAACCATTCGTCAACCAAAAAAACAACATTATGACAACTTACAACATCACAACCTACGTCAGGAACCGCGACAATCGCGTTTACATCTATGTCAAATACAGGGGTGTCAAGATTTACATTCCAACAGGAATGACCACAACGGAGAAATTCCAAGGCAGGGAGTTTCCGAAGAAAGAACCAGGGGGAAAGGCGAAGACTTTCCGTCTGAATGACATCTATGTCCATATCGAAGAATTTATAGTCCACAACGACAATCTTGCCGCCAACGAAATGAAAAGGAGGCTGCGGCTGCTTGTCGATGGAGAAAGCCCCGACGAAATCACCCTCGCCTCATCGATTCGACGCTTCGCCGACACGAAGACAAAGGCAAGCACGAAGGCCACCTACATCTGTACGGCGAGGAACGTGGAAGCCTTCGATGCGAAAGCCACCTTCAGCAGCGTTACACCAGAATGGCTGCAACGCTTCGAGAGGCACGAACGCACGAAGACGCGCCCATCACAGCGGAAGGACGGGAAGGGTGAGGCAAGAACCGGGAGGATGACGAATGGTGTGGCAATCGACCTGCGGAACATCCGCGCCGTCTTCAACTGGGCGTTGGCGAACGAATGGACTACCGCCTATCCTTTCCGCGCCTTCAAAATCAAGCAGGAGCAGACAAGGAAGCGCAACTTGTCGGTAGATCAGGTGAGGCAGGTCATAGCGCACGGCGGTAGGTACGCCGACACCTTCATGTTGATGCTTTTCCTCATCGGCATCAACATCAGCGACCTATACAACCTCCCGAAGGACTGCATAAGGGATGGGCGGTTGGAATACCGGCGCAACAAGACCGGGCGGCTGTTCTCAATCAAGGTGGAGCCGGAGGCACAAGCCATCATCGACAGGTACAATGGACAGGACACGCTGCTCTGCTTCGCCGACACGTGCAAGGGGTACAAGGACTTTTTAAAGCACATGAACCACGAGCTTGGAGGCATCGTTGACGGCTGCACATCATACTGGAGCCGCCACACCTGGGCGAGCGTGGCGGCATCCCTTGACGTGCCGATGGAGACCATATCACAGGCCATGGGGCATTCCTTCGGCCTTGGCGTAACCAACATCTACGTGCAGTACGACACGAGGAAGGTGGACGATGCCAACAGGAAGGTCATCGACTGGGTGCTGTATGGGAAAAAATAACCGCCCCACCCATCACGGGCAGGACGGCCTACAATCTTAACCTTTAAAACCTAAAACAATACAAAGTACCTATGAAAATGTATCAGAACTTTTTGACGCTCTTTTTTATGACGGCGGCGATGAGGGTCACGGCAAGCAGTCCTATGATGCCCCACTCCCACCACCTTAATATATACTTGGTCTTGACCACCACCTTTTCCTTGCTCTTGGCTTCGTGCAAGGCGGCGCGAAGGCTGTCCACGGTGGCCTTGTATCGGTTTGTGCTGTCAACGACGATGGTCTTCTCAGCCATATAGTGATGATGCACCTCCTTTATTGTGTCGCCCTGGTTGGAGAGCGTGTAGGTGTGGTTCTCAATCTGCCTCACGGTGTCGGTGCGCTGCGTGATCTTCACGTCCCTCACCGTGTCGGCCTTGTGGACTGTCACCGTGTCGTGGACGTATTCGGTGATTACCTCCGTCACCGTCTTTGGTGTCTTGCAGCCGACAAAGGTCAGCGCGATAAGGGACAATATTATGGCTGCGAGGACGATAGCTGTCCGTGTTTCTTGCTTTGGTGTCATAAACTCACTTTTTTAGTATTCTTCAATTCTTTCAACCACCTTGATATTTGCATAAATTCAAGTCTCGTGAATGAACATTCTTTTTCCTCGCGCACGATTTCGTCGAGACGCTTTATGACTTTATCTATAGACATCATAACTACATGTCCTCCATACTTAAAGGTTCTGGATTGTCGTTTTCGTATTCTCTGAAACCTTTGCTCCCTTCATGCACGAGAATGCCCTTGTATGGGTCTTCGTCCATGACGAGCAGTCCATTTTCAAGCCTCTTTGTTTTCATGCTGCAACCTTGTATTTGCGAGTTATGGTGATTGTGATTTCCTCACCACGCATCTTGGCCTGGGTGAGGTAATTCTTCATCAGTTTCTCCCAAGCCTTCTTGCTGTCGGTCACTTTGCCCTTGATGGTGTTGTAACCAACAATAAGGCATCCGGCTGAAGAGTTGGCCGACGAGCCGCAGTGAATTAATATTCCATCAAAGCCGGGGACATAAAGGATGCGAGGCATGAAGCCGTTGCAATAGTTCTTGTAGTAGGCCATCTGTGCGAACTTGGGAGATTGCACGTTCATGGCCACTTTGTACGTTCCCGTCGGGACGGCGGTCTGCCGATAGACCTTCCTCTTCTTGATTTCTTCGACGGTCATAGACTGGTCAAGCCCCCGGTCGGTGTCCTCCACCGTATCGCAGACATATTCGCCGTTGACATACAACTTGCCAATGGTGTAGGTCGGGCAGGTGTATATTCTGACAAGTTCAATCTTCATTTCTCTCCTCCTTTCTCTTCCTCACTTTCCTCTTCTTCCAATATGGTTGCGGGCTGGCGGTGCTTGCACGTTGGCGCAAGACCGCACAACAAAGGGCGCATCGCGTACACCATCCTTCCTAACCTTGCTATTTTCCTGTTAGTTTCACATTTTTCCTCTTCGTAGGAGGTCTTCAAGTCCCGCACCTCTCCTTCAAGTTTATCAAACAGTTTGCGCAGTTCGTCGCGCTCCTGCTTGTAGTGGTCGCGGTCTGTGCGCAGTTCCTCCACAAGACGGTGGTTGTCGGCCACTTCCTTGTCTTTCGCTTCAAGGATTTTCTCGTATGTGTCCTGCACTTTCTGTGCCATGTCCACCTCTGCTGTTTCAGCCTCGGTCTCCTTGATGCGCTTCTCCGCCTTTCGGTTAATAAGATATTTTATTGCCTCCCACCCGCCAAGTGCGGCGAGGATGCTGACGATGATGCCGATTGTCCCTTCCATTTCCTTATAGTTTTTGGGTTCCTAACACATGGTCGATAATGGTGTTTGCGTCAGCCGTTGTCACCTTTCCGTCTGAATTGACATCAGCCTTGGGGTCGGTTGAGCCTTGCGAGGCCAACTCCACCACTTTCATAGCGTCGGTTATGGTTACTTTTCCGTTGTCATCCACGTCACCAAGAATGTGAATGTCCTTGCCAATTCCGATGATGGCGACCTTGTTGGAATTGTACGCCCTTGCTGATGTTGCGTCGAGAGCCGACATGCGGAAGTGGCCATTGCACTGACCACCCCATCCCCAGTTAATGTGGTACATATCTCTCGCAGCATCGTAGCCGTCGCAAATGAAGCAGTGGCCAGCACCATTAACCGTGTAGCCAGCCATTATCACAGGTCGCCCGGCGACAAGTTCCTCATACACTTGTCGCTCAAAGACATCGTAACCCTTGTTGGCATATATGCTCTTGGGGTTGCCAAAGCGCAGATAAGTCTTGAAGACCGTCACTACATCCCCCATGTAGGCCAATGTGCCATTGGGAGTATAGTCGCTCTTCAGTGCAAATCCTATTCGCTGACACACCTCCGCCACGGCTGATTTCTGCACGTCCGTTGTCGGCTTTCCCTCCGTCATATTGTCGTAATCGAAGATAGTCAGCGGCGGAAGAGAGGGTATCTTGTAGCCGTTGGTCTTGGAGGTGTAGCCCTTGGTTGGCAAGCATCCTCGGTCATAACCTTGCTCGTGCCAATAGAGCATTACCATGGCCATTGCCACAGCGTTGCAGCCAACGTGGGAGAGTTTTCCGTCGAATTTGAGGTTTTGATTGTAGGGGCTGCTTTGTCCCCACACGGCCTTGATGAGAGGCTTAACGCTTATCCTCCCCTTTGGCGGTTCGGTGTCGCCTGTTGCTGCCTTGACCTTGACTATGCCTTTTGGTTTTGGTGCTGCTTGGTAGTTCTTCACCTCCCTTTCCGTCTCCTCCAACCACGCGGTCATTGCTGGCGGAATATCCTCCAAGTGGCCAGCCTCGCACTCGCCGATGATGGTAGGCAACTCATCGTCGGTGGTGGTGAGGATGGCTTTCGCACCTTGTCGGAAGGCCATCAAGTCCTCCCCCACCTGCCTCATGTAGCGGATGGAGGGAGAGCCTTTGGGCATTTTTGCGGCAAGACGCGACTTGGCCTTTGTGCGGGATATTATCATATCATTACCAATTAAGTCCTACGGATGGGTTGATAAGGTCAGTGAAACTTGACACGCCCATTCCAATCCAGTTGAGTATGTCGGCTGCGGTGTTGCCATCCGTACCATCGGCAGCAGGATTGCTCGTCACCACTCCAACGGATAACCCTGCTTCGACAGCGGCACTTATCCAAGTTGATGTGGCATAGGCCGGGAAATACTCGATGCCAACCCTTACTTTTGTCTTGTCAATGTTGACACTCCACCCCAATGTCTCGTTGACCACTACTGACGGATTGGTATTCCTTTCCGTCTGTCCTTGTGCTGTGTTCATATCCGTCATGTAACTTTCCACATTGTCGCCGAATACAGAGTAGCAATTAGCAATCACTGGCCTCATGAACCCCGCCTTGATGTTGAGGTGCTTTGTCACACCCCACTTGTCGGACAACTCCCTCACTTCTTCCCACTCTTGGGTGCTGAAGTTAGGATGCACAGAGAAACAAGGGTGAATGCCTCTCTTTGCGCACATTGCGAAGAAATCCTCAAGCAAAGGCAGTTTGTTGCCGCTCCACGGCAAACCATTGGCTATGTCATATTGAAGCAATTCCTCATAAGTATAATTTCCAATAGGCGAAGAACCAGACACACTTGTCCCGTCCTCTCTATACATGCCATTGATGTTGCCATCATCATGAAATATCACCCACTTTCCATCAGCAGTCCTCTTGGGTATCACGATGATGTACTCATATCCCAACTTGGCTGCTTCCTCCCATGCGGTCAGACCTTGGTTCAAGCCGTTGCCAGAGCGGAAATGGAATTGCGGGAATGTTCCCCTTTCTTTCCTATTTGAGTAATAGTTTGTGAACTCGTCCACCATCAGCGTTGTGCCTGATGGTATCTTCACTTCGACTATTGTTTTCTCTTGGTGTATGAGCAGATTGTAAGGCCGCCATTCCTTTGTCGAATAGTTGTCTTTTGCTCCTATGATATAAGGCATAGTATAACACCTGTTATTATTATGGCCAACATCCACAGCAGCGATAAAGCGTATGGTTGGTGCAGTTGTACCAACCCATTTTGCAGATGCGGTGACAATCATGTTCTCCTTGTGCCAAGTCTTCGGGATGGAGAAATAGAATGACTTCGTGAACACCACACCCCTGTCAGTCCACATACAAGCCTTGGAAAGTGCTTCACCGTCCCACCTGTAGAGCGTCCTTGTAGTGTTGTCGATATATGCCTTGTATTGGCTTAATGTCTCCAAAGGCTCGCTGTCAACATTGAATGTCGTAGCATCCACATAAGTGCCGAAGACCATTTCAGCCGCATAGGTGGCAACGTCGGAAAGTTGGAATATCCCAACATCCCTTATCCCTATGTAATTGGGGTCAAGTGTGGCATAAGGCTTGTAGTTTGTTTCCTGCCAAAATCCAGTGACCATCAACTTGTACCTTTCGGCGAATGGAAGTTTTGTGCTATCGAACCCAAGCCTTATGTACTTGGCCGCCGGATATGTTGTCAGGTTGATTTCCCTTGGTGACCATCCGTTGAATCTGGTTAGTATATTACCATCCGCATCATAGAGAGCGTTATAGTTGCCAGTCGCCATGTAGTTCCATCTTATATAGTTGACGTTGGGCGGAAGTTCGATAAACCCTGTCATCCATTTATCAGTAGCGTAGGAAATTCCAGCTGATGCGTTGCTTGGGTAGTAATAGTTCTTGGCATTTATGGGATTGAAAAGATTTCCGTTGCTTGCCTGCAATGCGGTCTTCGGCACTCGCAGGATATTCGGCATAACTGCGTCAGTGCTTTCATCAATGCCTCGGAATATGTTAATGGTGGCAGCATTTGTGCTGTTCTTCCTACAAACACTTATATAACCATCTTGTTTTGCGCGGAATGTGTACTCCTTGAATTGATTGGCCGCTGTATATAGGAGAATATTGTCATACAATTTACCATCATTGACAACCCATGACGCCATCTGTGTGGTTGTGTCGTTGGCGTATGACTTAATGTAAACAATGTCATTCCTTTTTACCTCAATCGGAGAAGAATACAAAGCCGTTGAAGCACTGACCAACTTTCCTCCTAAGCCAATCTTCCCCTCGCTCCAAGTTACCTCTGGCACTATCTTCTGCATGTTAAGCTGCTCGGATATGGCATCGTGGTATGTGTTCAGCGTTCCAAGGCTTTCAAGGTCTTGTGATGCTTCGTCCTTGAACTCCTTTAGTTCGGCGATGTCGCCGACAACATTGGACACGCCCGGCTTGTCCACGGAGCATACAACAGTACCAGCATTGTCTTTGATGTTTGCCAATGGGACTTGGAAGTTGATTACGGTGATGTTGGTCGGCGCAACCATTTCAACATAATCCTTTGCATGCAACCATTTGTAGCTTGAATTGTTGTTGAAAGTCAGCTGCCAACCGCTAATCACTTGTCCCAAGCCCGATACGGAGAACCTCAACTTGGTCCCCGCTGGAATGGAAAGATTGCCGAAATACCCTATTGATATGATACCGCCAGGGTTGTTGAAAGTGTAAGTGTTGGATAGTAGATTGTACCCGATGATGTCGCTGAACGCTTTCTGCGTCATTGCTCCGTCGGTGTTGCCGCCAAGTTCGGAGTAGAGCGTGTATTTGTCAGGGTTCTGCGGTGTCCCCTCTCCTTGCGGATTGAGTATCACGGTGTTGCCATCGTTGCCCTTTTCCCCCTTGATGCCGTAAATGTCGAAGTGGATGTTTTGCCCATTGATTGTAGGCACGACCCTTGGAGTGCCAACGCTGTTGTCGGTGTTGGCAGATGCCGTGCGAATCTTCGCTTCGTCCACCATAGCCTGTGCATCCTCCTTGGTGGCGTAGTTATCCGCATCTTCAAGGTCGGTGACGTTCTGAGGGATGGTGATGTCCACCTTCCCGTTCTCGTCCACCTCCAATTCCTCGCCGTTGACCTTCACGCCGTCGATTTTGCCAAACGTCTCCTTGGGGAGCAGCAAAATCACCTCCCCTTGGTCGTTGAAGCCAAGTTCAACATCCTCGGTGTGGCCGTCGTTGAATGTCACCTTTGCGCCAACAAGCCTACGCTCGACTTGCGTCCTAATTCCCGTGATTGCTTCCCTCATGTCGGTGTGCGCCTCTTCCGATGTGTTGTGCATCGTCACGGCTGCATCCACATATCCAGGTGTCACACCATCTCCGCCAAGCTTCATGTAAAATGTCACGTCATACACGTTGACGCTGCCGATGACGTTGGACGCTTCCGTCTCGCCATCATCCGCAATCTCGAAAACCTCAGGGGCATAAAAACGCCACGGCTGGCCATTGTAGTAGCCAACCATCTCCACGCCATACACGCCCTTCGCCAGCTTGCCGTCGTTGTATGCCAGCACCTTGCCTTGGTCGTGCGTCACTGTCTGGCTCTCACGCACGCGGCGAACGAAATTCACGATGAGCGAATCGATGGCCTCCAAGCACAAGGTCGCCTCATACTCACCAACCTTCGTCTTTCCTGTTATCCGCAGGTAAAACGCGTTTCCGTCTAATATCGTTATCATAGTCAATAAAAAATGTCAAATATGTATGCAAAAATAAGGAGATACCACCACATCACATGGGACACATTATTATGCTATGTCCTCCATGCCTGGATGAACACATCACCCGTCACGCTCGCTATCTCGACGTATGCCGTGCCCCATGCGCTGCCTTGGTGCCAAGCGGAAGAGGTGACATCCACCCCGCCCATCTGCACAGACCCTTGCAGCGTCGATGAACCGCTGCCACCGGCTGTCAACTTCAAGTCCACGTGCAGCGTTTCCCCGGAATTGACGGTTGTCACCTTCGTGCCCTCCACCAACACGCGGCTGAGGTTGTAGCTGACATAATACTCCGCCTCACCGCTTTCTCCTTGACCGGCGATGACAAGAGGAAGGAACACGCCCTCCACCAACTCGCTTCTCTTCCCATCGTCGATGGAGAATTTCAGTTCACGACAATAGAAGAGACGGTTGTCGATAAGCCACACCTTCCGCACATCGTGCTGTTTGTGGCTTCTGAAGCGGATGGTGTAAGCCACCGACGTGTCCACTGCATTGTTCCTGGAGTAAGTATATTCGTCCATCCCGTTCGTGCCCTTGATGGCCATCGTCAGCGTGTCCGTGCCAAGCCTCACTTGCCTTGCAGACTTCCAAAACCGCGACGATCCAGGAGCACCCCTCAGTCTCATCAGTTGCACCTGCCAGTCAGGGGCTGCGATGGGCAGCTGCACCGCCGACGGCACGTCGTTGTCTTCCGATTCCCACGATGAGGGCTTCAACTCGCCAAGGAAGAAAGCGGCGAACATCACATCTGCCCTGTTGCTCTTCTCCTCCTTGTACCCAGACTTGATGTCATCATTGATGTTCACTTCGGGGGCCGTGTCCTGAGACCCTCCACCGCTCCAACTGTTACCTTTGTATGTGGATGCCTCTCCGTCCACCGCTGGCAGCGGATATTGCCACCAGTGGCCGCCCTGCCCTTGCAGCGGACTGCTCGCCATCCTCACCGGCACGATGGCCATCTCCACGTCTGTGGCTCCCTCCCTTCTCGTTGTCTTCGCTCCGAAAGCGTCCACCATCTTCCACAGGCACAGGTCATCCTCCACGCTGGCCAAGACGAAGGTCCGCTCCTCACCGAAGAAGGTGTCCTTGTACAGCACACGCTTCCCGAACTCTCCCTCCACGGGTACCGGCACGCTGTCGCTTCCCTGCCATGATGAGTTGTTTGGTATGGCTTGCCACAAGTAGGAGTAGTGCTGACGGTCGTAGGCATCGCCGGTGGACACGGCCACGCCCTGCCTTGTGACGCACACCGCCTTCAACTCCTCGGAGATGTCGTTGTATTTGTTCACGAGCTTCCCGGTGAAGGCATAGTGCGCTGCCTCGTAGCTCACCATCGTCATCTCATCTCCGCTGTCATAGCTCTTGTCCACCTTCACCACGTCATTGTGCTTCACCACCTCCATGTTGCCGGTGGTGAAGAAATTCCAAGCGTGGATGATGTCCACCTTCCTTGTAGCCTTGTCCACCACGATGATGACATTGAAAAATTTCTGCACCTCGTTGAACAGCTTCGTCACCGTCCAGTCCGGCAGGATGTCGGCAATGTATTGGGAGCGGATGGCATGCACCATCACCATGCGGTTGTATCGGGTGTCGGTCTTCAGCACGTTCGTGCCCACCTCGAAGCCAAGGGCGGCCACCACCCTTTCCACAATGGCCCAGAAGAAGGGCTGGCCAACTTCGTAGTTCATCTCATATTGGCCGTTGCGCATTCGCGGTCTGTTGGCTATCGCCCATTTCTGTTGCTTCACGCCGTCCTCCGTCACATATTCGTCGCCGGTCATCAGTCCCCATTCTGCATGCTCCGTCTCGTTGAAGGCGCAGACGGGGAAGAACTCCACTTCGTCGGTTCCGAAAGCAGACCAGAGGTCAAGGTCGCGCAACTTTCGGTCGCCTATCTCGTAGTTCAACTCAGACGCACCAGCCACAATCTGGATGCTTGCCTTCACGTCGCTCACCTCCAAGAGTATCTCCTTTCCGCGTATCACCACGCCCGTCTCATCCTGTAGCACGGCTTCGCGTCGGGATGGTTTCTTGGTGCGGTCGATGCGGTGAAGGTAGGCGTAGGCCCTGGCATTGGCGGGGTCTTTCAGGTCAAGGTCTATGTTAAGCGTGAAGTCTCCCTCATTGGTGAAATACGGCGACTTGGTGTAATACTCCGTTGAAAAGTTCGACGGGAGGTGCACGAGCATCCCGCCGATGTATAGCTTCATCATTTCCTCTTCGCGTTATTGGTCATTATTGTGAGTTTTTTCTGCGCCTCGTTGATGCCGCCATCACCAAGCAGGTGCGTCCTTGCCTCGATGGGTTCCTCCAGGCGTGTCCGCAATTCCCTCACGGCATTGGCCACGTCGCGCAGCACATCGTCGTTGGATGAGGAAGGCGAGGCAGAGACGGTCTGATGGGTGATGATGGGGGTTGCTCCCACACCACGGGGAGGTACTTGTGGCCTCACGCTTGGAGAGGTGGCCACAGACAAATTGGGGACATACGACCTTGACAATTCCTCCTCGGTGAGATGGCCAAGCGAACCAGAACGGCGGGCGTTCTCTATCGTGTCAATCAATGGAGCAAGGGCGGGGTTGTTCACGGCCTCCTGAGGCAGCACATACTCTCCCTTGTGCACCACGCCCGCAGGCTCGTTCTTGCCGCCTTTCCCGGTGAAGCCTCCCTCGGAGAAAGAACTGACCACACCCTTGGCGAACTCAAAGAGGGCAGTGATTTTGGCGACTTCCAACGCTGCCTTAAGAAGTCCCGGGCCTATGCCAATCTTGGCGATGTTTTTCGCTATGGATTCGGTCTTCCACAGGATGACCATCTTTTCAAGTGCATCAAGGGTCATGAGGATGGTGTCTTTCAGGAAGTCTCTCCATGTCTTTTTCTCGCCTTGAAGGGCCTCGCCGATGGTTTGCCCGAATCTGTTGGCGAAATTCCGGGTGAAGTCAAGGAGTATCTCGTATGATTGTATTAACTTATCCTCCAACTCCTTCCTTGCCTCTAACTCCTTTGCTTCTGCCTCTTCACGGAATTTGTCTTCCATCTCTTGCCTCTTTGCGGCAAAGTTTTTCTCCAGTTCTTCCAACGCTCTGTGGTAGGCTTCCCTATCCATCAGTTTCTGCTCGTAGGAACGCTTAAGGATGTCGCGCTGTTTCTGCTCGCTGAGGTTCAGTTCTGCTTCCTGCTTCTCATATTCTGTACGCTGGTCATCCCTGATGGTCTCCAAGGTCTCCTGAAGCTGTTCATACAATTTCTCCTGCTGAGACAGTATCTTGTCTGCAAGTTTCTGCCTTTGCTCTGGTTCAAGACCGGCGATGGAAAGTTTCTTCTCGATACATTCGCGCTCCAGACTTTCAAGACGGTGGGCCAACTCCTCCCTGCTGGCTATCTCTCCACTGATATAAGCCTCCCGGATCGCTGCTGCTTTCTGCTGATATTCCAAGTCGATGGCCGCCAGTTGCTCCTGCATCTTCTTCCTCTCCTCGACCTGACGCTGCCTTTCCTTGTCGGCGGCGGTGTCCTTCTTCCCGGTCTTTCCACCCGATTTGCCGCCAGATTTCGTGCTTTTCGGTGAGGCATCGTCGCTGATGGGCGACGTGGTGACGCTCCGATGGCCTGTTACCGTCACTTCGGGACCGGTGATTTCGGTCTTTCCGCCGATGTAATCCAACTTGCCTCCGACGGTGCTGTTCCACGCATCAACCGCGTTTTGGGCTGCATCCTTGAAGCCGTTCTTGACATCGGCATTCCATTCTCTAATGAGCGGCTTGATGTCGAAAATCTGAGACAACCCTTTCTCAATCAAGTCGCCGTCGAGTGTAAACACACCCTTTATCGCATTGCCAAAACCCTTCAGCTGTCGGCCAATCTGCTTGAAGATGTCGAGGAAGAGGTTGCCGAAGGTCTTGACCGCAGTGAAAGCCTGTTTGAAGGAGAACGCAACGGCTTGTATGCCGCCACGTATCAACATGCTCTTGTTATACCAATCTATGAACCAGTTGACAACGCTCTTGGTGTAGTCGATGACCTTGATGAGACCTTGCGTGATGTAGAGCTTGGCCTTGCCCGTCATCTCCTGGAAGCCGCTCTCGCCGATGTTGAAGAAGTTCTCAAATTTCTCCGTCAACTCTGCTTCTGCCTCTATCTGCTCACGCTGTATCTCGCCATACTCCCCGGTGACGGCCTTTAGATCATCCATGTTGGAGGTCATCTGCCCGATGGCGGCCACCATCTGCATGCCCTCGTTGGATGCCGTCTTCCCGAAGACATCCTTCATCGCCTGGCCAACGGCTTGGGAGTTGGGAGGCAGTTCCATCAACTTGTTGCTCACCATCTGCACCGCGTCGAACATCGTCTTCTGGCCGCTCACAAGGTCGGCTTCCAACTGCTTCGAGGATATGCCGATGGCATCAAGTGATTTTGCCGTGGTGGCCGACATCGTGCGCAACTTGTTCTCGGCTGTCTGCACCATCGCCATGCCGGCCTCGTTGAAGATGCCCGAACGTGTCTGCACAATCATCCCAACCAATTCTTGCACGCTCTGACCGGCATCCCTTGCTGCGGGGCCGAACTGCTGCAACTGTTGCAACAGTGTGCCGTTCAGGTCGCCTCCTGCCTGGATGCCGTCCTTGATGGCCGTGAGGGCTTCTTCGGTGGAGACACCGAACTGCTTCGTCAGCATGTCAACGGTGGAGAGCACCTCTTTGTAGTCCTTGTCCATCGACTTGGCCACGGCGGATATCTGTGTCTGCACGTGGGTGAGCTCGGTTCCAGTGATGCCAAGGAACTCACGCGTCAACCGCTGTGCTTCCTCCACCTCCACGTTGTACTCATACCACCATTTCCCGGCATCGATGGCTCCTTTCACAGCAGCCACACCGGCACCTATCCACCCGGCGAACTTCAGCCATGAGGATTTCATGCCGCCAAGCATTCCGTCGAAGCTGCTGAGGGTGCTCTCACCCATCCCTGTGAACTTGCCCGTGATGCTCTTCACGAGGTTGGCCATCACGCCACCGGCTTTCTCCGTCTCATCCTCCACACCTTTGAGGTGGCGGCGGTGTTCGTCGAGGATGCCGTTGAGTTGCCTGAGCTCAGCAACCTTTTCCTCATACTCATCGGTGCCGATGGTCAGTTTGTTCATATCGCCGGTCAACTCCCTGATTCGCGCACGTATGTTCTTGACGCTGCCCTCCACAGCCTTGCCATCGATGTAGAGAGCTATAGTTCTTGATGCTTTCTTGTCTGCCATAATTACTTCTTTGCGATTGTCATTCTGCTCATCATTTCGGTCAGATTCTCCATCGAATAGTCGCCATAGTATTCAGCGGCTATGTCTGCAAGAGATTCCGCGTTGTTGGTAAGAACGGAATCAAACCAGTCCATAGGTTTTCTTCCCTTGCCACCTGTGCCGTAAAGTAGCCTGTAGGAACGGATGTTCTTCGTCGAGTAGCCACGGCTTTTGAGCATGGCTTCAGCGGCAGAACCTTTCTTTACACGCGAGCCAGGAACGACACTGCCGTTCACCCTGACCCATCCGCGCCCGACACCGTAGGCAACGAAAACACCATAATGGAGGAAATTCAAACCTACATAGTGGGTCTCCGTCTTGTTGCTCTCCTTCACCTTCACCTTGATGCTCTTCGCCAATGCGCCGCTGCCATGTCCTTGCAGACGTTGACGCATCATCGAACGGACACCAACGCCCCAATCTTTAAGTTGAGACCTGAACTCTTCCTCCGTCATCGTTCGCTCTTCCATACCTCACCTTTCACTTTTCTGCACCAAGGAAGGTCGATGTGGAACTCCACCACCCATCCGTATAGTGCCTCTGCCTCGTTCTCTATCGGACTGACCACCGCCTTCGACAAGTCGATGCCGCGAAGCCAGTAGTTTGCCGATATCTCGTCACGGCTCTTGCAGCGGATGAGAAGGTCATCAAGGATGCGCATACACAACCCGGCGGCGCAGTTCTTCTCTCGCTCGTCGCCCGTGTCCGTCACGTGCGTCTGCACGCTCAGCATCACCTGCCAACGCTTGTGCAACTCATCATCGGTTATCTCGTAGCCATTGTGCCCAAGCATCAAGAAGGGGAAACCCATCTGTGCTGGCAACAGCATCTCCTTCTCATCATTGAGATAGCAGAAATGTGGGTCGCTCTCACGATGCTTCAACCCGACGTGCTGAGCGGCCAAGGTCTCAAAGTAACTCCTAATTCTTTCCATGTCGTTTTCTTACTGCTTGTGTCCTTGCCTCCTTGATGCGCTTGTTCATGAGCCGGAAGGCATCCGTGCAACTCATCTTGCGGTAACTGTCAAGGTGGGCCACATCGTCACCCACAAAGGCATCGAAGGTGTCAAGCCACATATTCAACTTCCTGGTGTGCGATTTCTCTTGCCGTTCCTCCTTCTCCTCCGTCTCGAAAAGCAGCGGATAGGCCCTCGCCACCCAGTTCTGGAGCATCTTCCAGTTGAGCCAGATGCCCACCAACAGGGCGCGGTCTGCACGTTGCAACAGCAGCTTGGTGTTTTCCTCGATGTCGGCCACCTTCATTTCTCCGTCGGGGAAGTAACCCTCTCCCGGCTTCAGGTAGAGCGAACCCACCATCTTGCACAGTCGGCCGATGTCGCCGGTGGGGTTGTCCTCCGTCACCGTGTCGCCGTGCCTCATGCACATCGTGTCCACCATCATATACTGTTGCAGCGTCATCCCTCCAAGAGCGTCGGGAGGAGCCACAAGCCCCTCCACCTTGGAGATGAAGAAGCGAGACACCTCGCTGTTGGGAGCGGCAAGCCATGCCAACTGGCGGTCGAGCATGTAGGTCTGCCAACTGTCCAACTGCTTCATCAGCCGCCTTGGCAGTCCGAACATCTCTGCGTGGTAGGTGTCAGCGTCCATCTCGCCAAGCCAGGCACGCACCACCGCCATGTATTGACGCTCGCTCATCTCGCGCCATTGCGTGGGTGCCCAGCCGCGAAGCCTTCGCTCCCACGGCCACCACCACACCTTGTATGTCAAGTCAATGCTTACCATTTTTCTTCCTTTTGTTTTCCGTTCTCCGTAGGCGACGGTTGTGCCGTCGCTCATCTTCAATCCCAGTTCACCGATTGGCCGTTGTATTCTATGATGTTGGTAATCCTCACGGCGTAGGCGTGTCCCTCGGGGTTGCCACTTTCGCAGCATGGTTGGATGCCTCGCATCCTGTATGCCTTGTTGTCCATTTTTCCCGCACCTTGGGCAAACGCCTTGGGCACGTAGTACACCTTGCCTTGCAGCGAAACGAACTTGATGGAGAAATACCGCCTCTTTCCGTAGCGGTCATATCTCACGTCCATATCATCCAACATCAACTGTGCAGGTATCTCATCCATAGCATCTGTCTTTCTCCGTATGTGACGGCTCTGCCGTCGCTAAGATATCGTCTTCGCCGTCCCGGCCCCGGTGTCGAGGGTGGTGAGGATGGTGCTCCTGTACCGCAACTGGCATTCTGGCAGTCCGTTCATTCTGATATACAACTCCAAGGGGTCGAGCAGCACTTGTCGGTCCTTCCACGCGTTGGCGATGTTCACCAGGAACGCCTCACGGATGTTGCTTCCTCCTTGGTTCATTGCGTAGGCACCGCCCGGCATGCCGGCACCCATCACGTTGGGGTTCACCATCAGGGCGAAGAGTATCTCACTATTGGCCGCAGAGGAGGTGACAAGGTTCTCGTTACCGTTGTACTTGTTCTCCAATGGCTTGATTTTCCACTCTTCCTCCACCCTTCCGTTCATCTCGTTCACGGCATAGTTGGTGAAGAGCGGCTTTTCTGCATTCTCCGGGCCAAGCAAGTTCCTTTCCACGCTGTCCATGTACTTGTTGATGGCTCGCTTCCGCTCCTCCACGTTGGTGAAGTCGTTCTCGGGGAATTTCTTGTCCCAATAGGAGTATGGGATTTGCACGTGCCATTTCCAAGTTGTCTGGTTCTTGTATGCCTTCTTCAGGTATTCGGGCACGAGATGGGCGATGTCCACCCATCCTGCCACCCAAGCAGGGTACCAGCGGGGCTCTCCATAAATCTCCTCGTTGCTCCAACTGTCTCTCACTGGGTAGATGAAGCCATTATCCAACTTCCCCGCCATCTTCAGCAGTTCGGCGTGGCCTTCGGGGTCCACCTCCCTCAGCACGGGGAGCACGTTGTACTGTCCCTCCTGTGGGGTGACAGGCCAATAGCCGGAGACGATGGCGTTCATCGATCCGAACGCGTCGGGCTCCGTGTAGCGATACCACAAGGCATTGACGGGGTTCAGCAACTCCAACTTGCGGAAGTCTGTGGTGGGCACGAACTGCACCGCTCCGTTGCCGAATTTCAGGTAGTCGCGCAGCACACGCTCCATGTACCGTCTCACGACACGGCTCTCCAAGAAATTCGTCAGCCTCGGGTCATCTATCGGCTCTATCAGTTCCTTGCCGTTGCTGTCGAACCCCGTCACCTTGCAGCCGAAAACGCCCTGCCCCATCATCAGGAAGAGCAGGTATTGCAAGCCGGTGTTCAGCACAGTGGTCTCGCGGATGAGCTTTGCGGCCCATTGTGGAAACTTGTTTGCGTCTCCCCATCCCACAACCTTGTGCTTGCCCACCCAGAAGTAGTCGTATGCCCAGTTGTCATGGGGTTGGAGCACCTCGCGCCGCATGAAGTTGCGACGCGTCTCACGGTCGGTCAGTGTCTCGCCATAGACAGTCTCCGATGTCATCATCAGCGGTGCTCCCTTCGTATTGAATAGTATGTCCATTTTCTTTCTTCGTTTGTCTGTTTTCCGTAGGTGACGGCTCTGCCGTCGCATCACGCCCAGAATGCCTTGCCGTTATCGTTGTCGTTGTAGCGGTGCAGCACGGTGTGGGGGTTGCCTCCGTTGGCATCCACGAATGCCGTGGCCACATATCTTGTCAACCGCCCAAGGTGGCCGTCGTAGGCTTGCTGAGCGTCGGCCAAAAGCAGTTGCAGACGGGTGTCGCTCACCGCTCTCTCGCTATCGTTGCCGCCGCCTGTCGCCGTGGTCTCGGTGAAGAATGCGCCACGGTCGGTCACGGTGCCGGTGGTGCGCAGCAGCCGTCTCACAGCGGCCATCACCACCACCTTGCGGCACTTCTCCCTCAGTTCCTCCCATGATTCCACTGCATAGTCGGTGCTGCCGATGGTCGTTGTGCCGTCATCCAGCAATTTTCTCAACCCTTCATAGAGGGTGTCGCCGATGGCAGGTTGCAGCGTCAGTTCCTCCACCTGGTGCAGCACCGGGCGCAGCCTCAGAAACACCAGCCTTGAAGAGTTGATGTCATACACATCCTGCACCTCGGCTGTGCTCCTCACCAATTCCTTCTGGCTCACCGTGTAGGCTGGCGAGGTGGCGAAACGCGGAAATTCCTCGATGTTCTTCTCAAATAGTTCCAACAGACGGTCGAGGGAGTTCAAGCCGGTGTTGCGGAATTGCTTCCTCAGGTTGTCCTCCTGGTACTTATAAGCAGGATGCCAGCTGTCGGTCTCCTGACGCTGGAAGCCTTGGTCGGTCACGCGGACGCTCAGCACGTCAAAATTGCTCCACAAGGCGAGATGCAGCACCGCCCTCTGTGCCACGCGAAGCACTTCCGCCTCCGATGGTGTGCGCTCAGGGGGTTGCAGGTTCCAGTAGATGCCGTCCACCTCTTCGGTGAGGGTGTCGCCAAGCAGCGGACGGAGATAGTCGGTTTCCGCCGCTTCAAGGAGCGGGGACATCCGTTTCCATGAGAGGCCGGTGGACACAGCGGCCACGCGCTGCCCCTCCGATTCGTCTTTCCAGTAGTCTTCAGAAAATATCATTGTCTTCAGTTTTAGTCCTTTCTCCGTAGGTGACGGCTCCGCCGTCGCTTAATAGATGTCCGTCGCGTGCTTGTAGGTCACGCTGCCAACAGTGGTCTCGTTGGTCGGCAAGCGTCGCTCCAAGTCCACATCCTCGATGTTCACCCTCACCCACGCGTTGTTTTCAAACACGAAAGCGATGGGGGTGTCGGAGATGTCGCGCAACTGCTCACCCACTTCCTTGGTGGAATGGGCGGTGAAAGCAGTAATCGTTTCGTATGCCTCAGCGTTGAAGGATGTCCAACCGTCACCGGCAATGGCAGTTTCCCGCTTGGCATCCAACACGCTGCTCTTGATGCCACCCAATGTGATGGTTTCCCAGGCACCGTAATTGTTGAGCCAACAGAGCACCGTATTCCAAGGGCGGTGATGGTCATCCACCACGTATGTCGCGTCGTTGCCGGGAGCACCTGTCACATCCGTATAGACCTTGTATTCCTTCAACACGCCGCCAACGGGGAGCAAGGCGGCGACAACGGATGGTGACACGTTGGCCACGGCCCTGTAGGCGTTGGTGGCCAAGTAGTATAGTGGGTCATCGTGCGTCAGCACTTCACCGTTCAGGACGTAGGTGGATGTCACTCGTAGGCTCACGCCAGACGGGCATTCCACCGACACCAGTTCAGTGGATGACGCACCCACCTTCCGTGTTGTGGCCAACAATGGCATGGTGGCGGCCAATGCGGCGAGCGTCTTACCAGTCTTCCTCCGGCAGTACCACAGGCGGCGGCGGCAACTGCCACTCCCGCCGCTGTCAAGTTCATATTCCATCTCCACCACGATGCCGCCGATGGGCGAGGTGGGCGTGACGGTTCCCCTCATACACTCGTCGAGGATGTAACTGTTCCACATCCTTGCAAGCGAGGAGACAGTCACCTTGCCGTCCTCATCGGCGTAGTAGGTGGATGTCCAACTGTCACGCTCCACGCTGCCACCTCCGTCATACACGGTGGTGGTCAGCATCAGCGCATCCCCGGCTGTCAGGTCGGAGAAAACCACCTTGTCAAGTTCCTGCGTCAGCAGGTCGGCGGTGGCTGTCGAGAAATCCAATGTGCTGTTCATTGAGTGCAAAGTTAGCAATCGACACCCCATTTGCATGGGACTAAAAAAACCGCATCACGCCTCACGGCGCAATGCGGGAAAAATAGTCTTTGAAAAATCAACACTTACTACTAAACAAATCTTATTCCAACCTTTACAAACATAAACTTAAATAAAATTCTTCTCGTAGAGTATCCAGCACACCGTGCCGTCGATGACTTGTGTGCGGTAGCCTTGACTGTGCAGCACCTTGGCGATGTCTGAGGCGGTGAAGCCGGGGTCGGTCATCGCCAGTTCGTAGGCGATGTCGGCGGATGTCTTCATAATCTTCTGCTCCGTGGTGCCATCGGGGGCGTAGAGTTGGTCGAGCACCTCTTTCAGCAACGAAGGCTCGGCTTGCTCCGGCTTTTCTTCCTCCTTTGGCTCTGAGGAGACATTGAAACC